AGTTTTAATAAGTCAGCTTTTCTATTATGGAACGCAATTTCCCAGATGATCAGCAGATTGTAGAAGAATACTTCGATCTTGCGACCAACAGAAAGACTAAAAAACTTTCATGGCTGTATGGGATGATAGCAACCTTTGGATTAGATCCAGATCAATTAGACGGCTTTACTTGGAATAACGATTACTCAATTAACTTAAAGAATAAGAAAAGAGCTATTCAGCCTTTACATCCTCAATGGACATTTTTATTTGAATTAAAAGAAAAACAGCCCTGTAAAAGTGAGGACTGTTTATCATCAGTTCGTTCCTCCTTATATCGAGCGATGGCTTTTGAGAAGACCCAGCTAAGAATTAGAGATCTCTTAGAAGCATATGAGATCAGGAAGAATTTTTATAAAAATGCTATGCAGCAGCAGCGACAGGAATCCCCTTCTCTTGCAAGTGCTTCCTAATTTTATTTATATTCCATCTAAAGCTATTACGAGAGCGAGTCTCAGGAAAAGCAGCATAATGTGGACCTAATTTTAAAGTTCCGTCATCCCTATATTTAAATAGAGTTTCTCGATCTAGTCCAAGAGCTTCTTGTGCTCGACGGGTTATAACCCATCCATTTGCTTTCTTCATGTGTGAGGAGGAATACCTACTTGTTAAAGCTATAAACACTTAACATTTTGTCAACAGATTTAATGATTTTTTTATCTCTATATTTTTCTCGTGCAATTTAGGTCCAATTAAAATTAATTAACTGCATATATAAGTATGTTCAACTGTGAACGTGATCCACTCACTCTTCTTGTTGAACTTACTCCGAAATTAGCAAAACGAAGATATAGACAATCTATTTATGAAGCATGGGATTATTGTTGTGGTTACTGTAATGAACCTGCTACATCTTTAGATCATATTATTCCAAAATTTAGTTCAGGTTCTAGTTATAGAAATAATTTAATTCCAGCTTGTCGAAGCTGTAATGCAAATAAAGCCAGTTTAAAAATGGAAGAGTGGTATAAACAACAAACTTTTTTTGATGAAATAAAGTTAGAAAAAATAAAAAAATGGACTTCAGAAGATGTTAGTGATCTACTGGAATATACTAGATATAGTAATCGTTTTTCTTTTGCTAGTTAATGGCTTTAGATTGGCTCCAAAAATTCTATAGAGATAATCATATAGGTGGTCTAAATGGAAGATTAGATTCAGCTGCTAGAACTTATTGGTTAAATCAAGCAGAAAGTAAAGGACAAGCTAAAGTAAAAGAAGATATTGAATATGCCGCAAGACAAAATAACACTTGGAATAGAAGTGATTTAAAAGACTGGGTTCAAGAATTTTATGAAGCTAATAATATTGGTGGTCCAGGAGGAGATCTTGATTTTGAATCAAGGCAATATTGGTTAGGACAAGGTGATAGTAAAGGTATTCAAAATGCAAAAAATGATCTAGAAAATACAGCAAAAGAATATGGTAATTGGAACTGGGAAATGTACCCAGGAATTAAATATGAAGATGGAGAAATTAAAGTACAAAATCATATAACTAAATTTAAAACAGATTTTGACGATAAACGAAAAGAAACAGGAAATACAAAAGTTATTAGAGAATGTAGAAGAGTTGGTATTAAAGAATGTGATGAATGGAGAGATAAAACAGTACCTGATCCTGACCAAGATCGTGTTAATAAAGAATTAAATGATGCAGCTAGAGATTTAAATGCAAAAAATTTAGCATTAAATAATCGTAATAAAAAAAGAAATAATGCTTATTCAAATATGGTAAGTGTTGCTAATAATACTCCAGCAGGTGAATATAAAATTAGAAGAGGTCAATTAAGAACACATAACAATAATAATAGTGTTGATGATGATGCAAAAAATAATATAGAAGATGTTTATAAACAATTTTATAGAGATAAAAAATTAATCCAATGGGACCCTGATACACAAGGATTTAAACCTCCTTATGGACAATTTGATGTTAATTATTATTCATCAGATGATCCAAAAGCAGGAGGTGCAGCAGTTAGACAAATATGGACAGATGCTTTAGCAGATGATGATATTGATATTACAGAACGTTATGGAGGAATAGATAATAGAGATCCAAATATTTTTTATTATCAACATTATTCCAACATAGGAAGATTAGATGGAAAAAGAGCTAATCCAGCAGAAGCAGCAGAACAAACAGAGCAATATACAGAATTTGCTTTAACAGACGCAGAAAAACAAACAATTAGAGATTTACATTTTCTTCCTGATGAAGACAAAGTAGGTAGTGCTACTGATCGTTTATTACAAGTACCTGAAATTGCTAAATTATGGAGGGAAGCAAAAGGTGGTGATCCTTACTGGAAAGAACTAGCTACTAAATATTTTTTAGATGTTGATAAAAAAGATGAATTTGCTGCTTTATTTCGTTTATCAGATGATCCAGCACATAAACAAATAGCTTTTGACTACCAAGCTAATACTGGTTTTGGAGTAACTGATTTAGAAGATGCTATTACTGTTGCAACGGGTGAAAAAGGAGAAATAGATGCTAAAAAATTTGGAGCATTAACACAAGATGTTTTAAGAGAAACATTAGCTGAAATGAAAGAAGCAAAAAAACAAGAACAATTTTTAAGTACAATTTCAGGCTTTAGTGGATTTAGTGAAATATTTGATGTCAATTCTTCTTTAACTAATTCAATATTAGGAGATAGTGGAGTCGGTGGAATTGTTTCTTGGATGGGTGGAGGAAAAGCAGAAGAAGATCTTGAAGGATCTTTAGAAAAAATAACAGGAATTAATAGAAATAATGCTACATATAATTGGCAAAAATGGTATGACGATAAATTAACAGAAAGATATAATGACGCTTTAGAATTAGGATATGATCCAGATGATGCTAGTAAAACAGTACAGATAGAAAAAGAATTTGCAGAGAATTTTATAGATAAGTATTTAGATAAACGTTTTAATACTTCTAGATCAATGGATGAATTTGTAGAATATATAGATGTAAGACAAGAAGAACAAAACCCTTTTCAAACTTTAAGTTTACAAACAGCCGTAAGAGATGAAGCTCAAAGAAATGCAGAAGCATTTATGGATTCTATAGGAAATCCAACAGGTGTAGATAAAGATGGAAATAGAAAATTTGATTCAGAATTTTATTTTAATCCTAATTTAGGATTATCAGATGATTCTATTTATAATACAGGAATTCGAAAAGAGAATTATGATGAACAATCAAGAATTGTAAATGAGGATTGGGAAAATGCTAAAGCAGGAAGAAAATCAGGAAATATAGATTGGAAAGCTCAGACATATAGATTTGGAGCTGTTGATCCTACAGATACAAATATTCCTGAAGCTCAAAGAAAAGCTGAATTCGCAAGAGTTCATTATCAAGTTTATGGTCAAAGTCATAGAAATGCAGATGGTGAATTAAAACCTTTTGATGGAGCATTAGATATTGTTAATACTGAAAAAGTACAAGATCATATAAAATCAGTTATTCTTCCTAATTTAGAAGCAGAAGCATTACAACAAGGTTCTACATTTGGTCAATTTATTACTCCAGAAGAATTTGCAGATGACATGTTAAGAGGAATAGATCCAGGAGATGATAATTGGAATGAAGTATTGAAACATTTTGGAATTGAAGATTTTAAAGGAACATTTGATGAATTAAGAGATTATATTAAAGAAACATTTATGACTGGATCAGCTCATGAAATTAGAGAAAATTTAAAATATTTAAATGATAAAAGAAAAAAACCTACACAAAAGATTTTAGGTATTACTTATATAGAAAGAGAAGAAGATTATAAAGATGAACAACCAAAAGCAACTACAGAATTATATAAAACTTTTCAAAATGCTGGTTTTCAAGGAACAGAAGATCAATTCTATAATGATTTTTTCCCTGATTTAGATCGTCAACAACAACAATTACTTCAAAAAGGAGGCAAAGATGAAGCTTTAAAACAATTTGAAATAGATATGAGTGATCCTTTTGCTTCTTTAGGTTCAATTGGAAGTTTCTTTGAAGATGAAGATCCTATATGGAAAGAAGAAAAAAGCGATACAACAGGTAATTATTTTACTTGGGATAATAAAGAATCTGATACTGAATGGAGCTATAAACCTAAAAAGAAAGAAGATCAAGTATTAGGAGAATTCACAGGTCTATTTAAAGGACTAAAATAGGTATCTTATTTTATAAATTATTGTGTATATTAAAGACAATAAGTATTATTTTTCATGGCAGATTTCTCATTAGCTATTAATTTAATCCGTAAATATGAGGGATTTAATGAAAAAGCATATCCAGATCCGAATACAAATAAGGAACCATATACCATTGGATATGGAACACAATTTTATCGAGATGGCTCTCCTGTAAAACAAGGACAAAAATGTACTAAAGAAAAAGCATTAGAATTTTTGTTCTATGAAATTGAAGTTATAAATAATGAATTAAACAAAATAAATTTACCATTAGATGAATACATGAGACAAGCATTAATATCTTTTATACATTCTGTTGGTTGGGAATCATTTTTATATAGTCAAATTATTGATTGTGTAGAAAATGAAAATTTTGCTGGAGTTTGTGAAGATATTGGACGTTGGATTTTTGATGAAGATTATCAAGTAATTGGTGGATTATTAGATAGAAGGAAAGAAGAAATAAAATTATTTTTAACTGAAATCCATACCAATGACTGGAAAACTAGCGAAATTCTTTTAAATGCTTTTAGAACTTTTAAAAGTACACCAGGACAAATCAGAGCTATAAGAAAATTAGAAGAAAGTATTAATCCATACATTCTTAGCAATTTTGCCAACGGCTATAAAGTTGATATTAATGGTGTGGATAGCTACTCTGAAGAAGATTTCTTGTCCGTTTCTATAAGAGTCTGATTTAGAATGAATGAACCAACGAGAGATGAAATGACAAAATCCGCAAAACAAGGAGAATTCATACTCCCATTAGAGTTACAATTTTCCATGAGAAAAGCCGAGATCAACGCTCAGGAAATGACATGGGAACAATTATATTCAGCATTACTTAATCTTTACTATCAACGCCTAATGGAATGGCATGCTGTTAAAGAGTTAATGTGTGCAGAAAATATAAAGTTAGATTTTGATATACCTACTGATATAGAACTTCAGAAGTTAGCACAAGAATGTATAGCATTAGAAGAAGAGGAAGATGATGAAGAAGATCCCTTTACTCCTGCTTAATTAGGTTTAATTAATCTATTTAAATACCATAGTGCTTTTTTTAAAGATTCAATTTTACCTTTGTGTTTCTCTCTCCAAATGTATTTAATAATATTTCCTTTTAAATAACCACGGAATTCTTCTGAACTTAACTGAGCTTCAATAGCATCAATACATTCAATAGATCCAGCTGCATAATGTAATGGACGATCTACATTATCAAATTGATGCATCCGACTATCGTTCTCTTTTTTCATAGCTTCTAAATCAGCAGCACTATATGCATTTTCTCTTTTCCTTGAAAGTATTTCAATTTCTTTTTCAGAAGAATCCATACGTTTAGTTATAAAATCAGTAATCTCTTTCCATGCTAAATCATTTATTTCACTTACGTTTTTATCTCTGAGCAACTCAATATCTTTTCCAATATTAGAGACTTCTTGTTTTTCTGCTTCTGGACCAGCCATACGCATTTTAGGAGATGTCTCGTCTATCGGCTCAAGCCACGTCTTATCAAGGATTCTTTTTTCATTTGATCTGACGGAGATCCCAGTGCTATCAGGAGCTTTGGAGATTTTGGAGATGAACCTGGAAATTGGCCCGAATCTTCCATTGCTGGTATGTATCCTGTTAGTCCTGCTCTCTGGCTCTTGTCTCTCTTTTCTCCTTCCAGAGTTAAGTTTCTTCTGTCCATCCCTGTCTCGCATGCAGCCAATCCACGATTATATTGATCATAGAGTGGAACATCATTATTTTCATTATCTATTGGAGCACCAAAATCTTGTATATCTAAATAAGCACAATCCAATTCGTCTTTAACAAAATCACCTAAGAATTTGCTTTGTGATGAGTATCCAGCCATGGGAATATATAAGTCTTGATGTATTCCTTTTACAATATTATCATGGCAAGTTTGTATAACTCTAACTACGATCCCCGAAAGGATTCTGGTACTTCTGGAGTAGAAGTATCAGATCTTAATCCTGAAGACCAAAGAGATGTTGATTTAAGACGATTAGATCCAGAAGAAAGAAATATTTATAAAGACACTAAAAGTGAATTTTCACATTCAAAACATCAAGAGTCTAGTCAAAAAAGAATAAGTAAATTTATGAAAGCAGCTCGTGCATCAAATAAATATAAACAAAGTAGAGGTATTTCTGAACCAACTATTAGAGGGAAGACACCTGTAGGAAAAGCAGAAATAGGAGGAGTTGAATTACCAAGTTTAAGAGGAAGAAACTTCGGTCCTCCTGGAGCAGGAGCTACCGAATATTCTCATAAACCTAAACCTAATTTTGGAAAACCTTTTGTTTAAACAGTTGCACAGACAACCTCTTTAGGTTGGTTTTGATATTTACCTTTACGATCTTTATAACTAACCATACACGATCTTCCACGGAAAAATAACAATTGAGTTATTCCTTCATTTGCATAAATACGATTAAATAATCCTGTTGAATTACTAATTTGTAAAGTTAAATAACCTTCCCAACCTCCTTCTGCTGGAGTGATATTGCAATGAATACCTGTACGTGCATAACTTGATTTACCAGCTGGTAATACAGTCACATCTTCTGGAAGTTTTAATCGTTCATGAGCAACACATAAACAATAACCATAAGGTGGTAATAAAAAATATGCTCCCTTTTCGTCTTCTCTTAATTCTGTTTCTTTTAAGATAGTTTTATCAAAACTTTTTGGATCACATACACCTGCTGCTGTACCACCAAATAATAAACATTGCTTAGGAGACAAACGAATATCATAACCATAAGAACCTAATCCATAACTAAGAATTTTACGATTATTTTCTTCTCTTACTACATGATCTACAAAAGGTTCAATTAATCTATCTCCTAAAGATAAAGCTTTAATTTCCCAATCACAAAGGATGCTCATAATTCTCCAGTCAGTTTTTTTAGTATAAGAACATCAACATAAAATGCGACCTTTTTCTGAATATATTTCTATAAATCTTTCAGTCATTTTAGTTGAGTTATTTATAGGAGGTAAATACACTAAAAAAGATGTACAAGTTTTATGTTTACTTACACCCTTACTGGTGTTTTTTAATAGTAATGGAGCTGTTTTTAAAATACAAATAGGAAAATCAAATATTTTTTGTTCATAACGAATCATATCTGGACAATTTGTAAAATATAAACCTTGTTTTATATCACCTGCTAACCATGAGTTATACATTTTTCTAAACCATACAGCTT